GAAATGACATTTGAAGAGCTTAAAGATAGTCTTGATAAGATGTTATTAAGTTATGCTAAGAGTGGTAATCTCAATTTTGAAGAAGTAGAGAAGAAAGAGGAAGAAGCTAAGAATGGTAAAAAGAAAGTCTCCAGAGTTGGCTTAATGGCTAGTGGAGCAAAGGGTAATCCCAAGAGAAGTAGATATGGAAATATTTTTAAGAAGTGACTGGTTTGTTGATCAGTTGATCATCAAATTAAATCCTTTTCTTCGTCTTTCATATATGCTATAATGTTAATGTAAAAAGGTTGGTTGGATAAACCAATAAAGAGTAATATAGGATGGTACGCTCTCCTATCTCTGCCTTTCTTATTTAATTATATATAGAAGGGAAATTAAATTATGGCGTATAACAATGATTATTGCGGAATTTATAAAATTGAAAATTTGGTCAACGGTAAGGTGTATATTGGGCAGTCGAGGCATATAAGACAAAGATGGGCTGAACATAAGAAAGTGTTGAGGCGTGATTGTCATAAGAATACTTTTCTTCAAAGAGCTTGGGATAAGTATGGTGAAGATAATTTTTCGTTTGAAGTATTAGAATTATGTGATATTGATGATTTAAACAATTGCGAAATTAAATACATTAATCAATATGACAGTTTTAATTCTGATAAAGGCTATAACTTAACTTCTGGTGGAGATAGTAAGAAAGAGATTGCTAATTCAACAAGACAGAAACTCAGTGAGAATATACTAGGAAAGAATCATCCAAATCGTAAAGAAGTTATCTGTTTAGAAACGTTATTTGTTTACGACACTATTAAATATGCGGCGAACAGTGTAGGGGTAGATTACTCTATGATCACCCGTTGTTGCTGTGGAGAAATATGCGAAGTTGCTGGCAAACATTGGATGTTTTATGAGAATTATCTTGATGCAAAAGCTGAAGATGTATGTAAAATGATGGATCAGCATATGCCTGGTAAAGAAAAGAAAATCATTTACTTAAATACAGATGAAATTTTTAATTCTATAAAAGAAGCGTCTGAAAAAACGAACATTAATGCAAATAGTATTAGTCAATGCTGCTTGCATAACAGAAAAAGTGCGGGGAAAGATGAATCTGGAAATCCCCGTGTTTTTATGTATTTTGATGAATATATGAAGCAGAATGGACAAACTATTGATGATTATGTTGTTCATCTGGCTCATAGATATTAACGAAAGGAGAAATGCTATTATGGCTATTCAGTATAATGTAACTGCTCACACCAGAGCAGAAATTGGCAATGCCATCAGTCAGGATTACGGTGAGCATATCGTATCTCTTGATATTTCTGGCGAAACTAATGGAATTGATAACGGCAGATTTGTTCATGTTACTGGTATGAAAGTAGGAACTCTTGATCTCTGGGAGTATGAGGCGGCCTCTAATCAGATGAATGCTACAATCATCATGCAGCACCCCGTATCTAAGCTGTGGCTGGTACATGTTGATTCTGTAACGGATGATAAGCTTGCGTTTATTTATCAGAAGCCTCTTATCGCAGAGGAATCTCCTCGTGCTTTAACCCCTGAAAAGAATTTCTATAATGATCCTCAAGACGGTCCTGTTCGTGGATATATTGTTCACGCTCTGGATCGTTTTTGGTTATCTGCAGATGGATTTAGTGGTACTCCTGCTCAGGGCAAGAAGATCACTACTATTACAAACGGAAAGCCTGTTGTTGCAGGAAACTAATCTTAGAGAAAGGAGGAAATTACTATGAAGATGAATTTTAGTTCTGAACATCTGCGTAATGTGTTCGCAGAGGATGGTAAGTACGAAGCTTTTCATAATCTTTGCTTTGACTTGAATCATGGCAATGATATTTATGAGTATGATGAAGATGGTAATGGACGCAGAATCTCTAAGCATGAAGCAAATCAGGCTGTTCGTAAGATTCTGATGGAAGTATGTGAGCTTTCTGAAGAGGATCTCAAGTCTAAGAAGAGACGTTCTCGTATGATCAGAAAGCATGCTGACGAACTGTTCGAGCTGATTGAAGAGGATATTGAATTTAAGGTCGTGACGGGGCTTCAAGCTGATGAGTTCTTTGATGAATTCGTGGAATATCGTAATATTGCCCTTGGTGATGACGAAGAGTATTGGCAGGAAGATCCCGAAGCTAACTTCATTGTTGCTGAAATTAGCGGAGATCATCATGATCTCACGATGCAGCACCTGAATGTTGGTACGCCTTTCCGCATTCATACCAAACCTTATGGTATTAAAGTGGGTAAGGATATCGATATGATTCTGCTTGGACGTATTGACTTCACCAGACTGACAGATAAGATTTCTGAGGCTTATATTGCTGATATTAAGCAGAAGTGTTTCACCGAGTTCTACGGTGCTGCCGCCAAGCTTCCGAATCCTACTTATTTTGTAAAGACTGGTACGCTTAGTGCTGCTACCAAGGCTAGCTTTGATGAGCTGATCGAGAATGTCCAGATGGCTAACGGCGGAGCAGAGGTTGTTATTATGGGTACTAAGACCGCTCTGAAAAAGATCAATGATCTTGCTGATGTTAACTGGAGAGCGCCGTCCCAGAAAGAAGCAGTCGCGGCAATGGGCAGACTTGGAGATTATGAAGGAACTGTCCTTGTTGAAGTTCCTCAGCGGTTTGCTCTTAATGATGTAACGCAGAAACTGATTCCGAATGACAAGCTTCTTATCTTCGCCCGTAACCAAGAGAAGATGGTCAAAGTTACTGATCGCGGTGAAATCCAGATTGTTGAGAGAGGTCTTGAAAAGGCTGATCTGGCAGATGATTTCCATACTTACGAAGTTCAGAGAGAGTATGGCGTTGGTGCTGTACTTACTCAGTATTTCGGACAGTGGACTTTACAGTAATATAATTAGGATGAAAAGGAGATATAAAAATGGCAGGTTCCAAAGTAAGTTCTGCGCCTAAAAAGGCTGCGGAAGTCAAAGAATCTAAAAAGAAATTTGCGCCATCTGATTTGATTCCATGTGTATCTATTACTCCTGGAGAACTATTTGTTGTTGGAGATAAGACAAAAATTTTATATACATGGGCAGACGCAGATGATGTAATTGAGATTGAATATCAAGATTTAGCATATGCAGCTAGAGCTAAGGATAAAATGATGTATAAACCTCGTTATATAGTACAAGATGATGACTTCTTAAAGGAGTTTCCTCATCTTGAAGAACTGTATAATGGGCTTTATTCGGTTGGTGATTTAGAGGATATTCTGAAGCTAACTCCCGCTAGAATGGAAAGCGCTATTAATGCTCTTCCTGAAGGGGCGAAAGATGCTTTACAGACTTTGATTGCTACAAAAATCCGTGATGGCTCTTTAGATAGCGTAAAACGTATTCAAAAATTAGATGAAATTTTTGATACTAAAATGCTTATGCGTCTTGTGACTGATTAAATATCAAGGAGGTAATTACTAATGGCCTCTATTGATTATAACAGGATATATCAAAGCTTCTACATGAAGGTAGAAGCTTTTGATTTTTTAGAACTGGACGAAAATACAGTACAAGAATTTTTATGTAATTGGATTCATGCATCTGTTCGTCCAACTTATATTCGTAATATTTTTTCTTCGGTAAGTTTTGATGATGATATTATGCGGTTAACATATGAAATGCGATATCCAAGAGAAGATTTCGAGGATGAGGATTTTGTGATTGAAATACTTGCATTGGGTATGGGGATTCAATGGCTTAGTCCAAAGGTTAATAGTCTTGTAAACCTTCGTCAAGTGTATGCAAGTAAGGAGGAGAAATACTACTCTCAAAGTACACATTTAGCAGAATTAAAAGATCTTCTCTCCTCTTGGAAAAAAGAGCAACGGCGTATGATAGCTGACAGAGGATATATCCATAATGCTTATGTGAATATGGAAGAATTAACGACATGATTGAGCATAAGTATGGTTCTTTTACCGAAGAACAATTTAATGAATATAAAAATCAATTACATAAGAAATTATTTTGGTTACTTATATACAAAGATCCCGCCACTAAGGATCAGTTTCCAAATGTTGACCAAGCTAATTACGAACAGTATTTTTCACATATTATGCACGAGATTGATGGTCTGAATAGCATCCTCTCCTATCCTGTTGAGATATGCTCGATGATCAGTTTGTTAGAGAGTGCTTTACATGAAACTCAAAAAGAGATTTTTGAGTATAAACCATATAGAAAGTTAATATTAGATGCACATGCCATGATTGATAAAATTCAATGTAAGGATGGTTCTCAGTCAAATGAACATTAATGATTACACCCATTTTTTGCGTAATAGGGGCAATAATCTTGCTCAGATACGCAGACAGCAATCTGATGCAATTATTAATGCTACGTGGACTGGCGATCCAACGTATAAGCGTGTGTATATATTAACTAAAGATGGATGGAAATGGGAAGATGTAAAGTATCAATATCATCAGTCACAATCAGTTGCAAAAGATAATGTTGATTATTATCTGCAATTCAGGCCAGGAGTTCATTATCCTATTGGAAGCTACGTGTTAATTCCTGATGATACAAGCCCTGAACTGAATTTATCAACCAGTGAAATAGCTAACCCTTTTACGCAACCCATTGAGAGAAGAACTCAATGGTGGTTGATTGTTGATAGGGATAATCAAAATGCATATGTAAGATATAATGTTCTGCAATGTAATTGGAATTTTCAATGGGTCTATAACGGAAAAATTGAAAGTATATATGCTGTGGTTAGATCTGCAAACTCTTATACAAGTGGTATTTGGAGGGCAGAAATGACGATTACTCTTGATAACCTTACTGGGTTTTGGTCGCCAGATACATATTCTGTATATGGTGATAAGTTAAAAGAACTTGGGTTATCAGATACACGGACAATTGCTCATGATCAAAGATTTTTGTTAACTACAAATGATCTGGATCCTAAAGCATATGCAGTAACTAAAGTAGTGGAAGTATCTCCCGTTGGATTGTTTAAATTCTCTTTAAAACAAGATGAATTTAATCCAAAGAGGGACAATGTTAAACTTCGTGTTTGTGACTATTACACAAATATGGGGGATATAAAATTTGATGTTCTTGAAGACAACTTGGCTGATAAAGAATTTTCTATTGTTCAGATGTTTATTAACGAGAATGAAGAATTAATAGAAAGTGAGGTTGGGCCGAGTGCTTCGGTACAAATAGGAAACATTTCTTATTATCAAGCAAAACTTGGGTATGACAAAGTATCTGCTGTATGGAATATAGAACTTCTTGATCCTCTGGATAATTTTGATGAGGAAGAGACTAAGCGTCTGGAAGGGTTAATTAAGCTAACGGTTTATGAAGATAATATTGTTGCGGTCAAACCTTCAAAAGCAAATAGCTTGGTTGGCAAGAGGTTCAAACTTACAGCTAGTCAGAATAATGGTAATTATAAAACATCGATAGAATGGGAGGTGGAAGCTGATGCAACGTGATATTAGTAATATTAAGCGAGACTTAGAATCCACCAAGAACAACGACATTATTTATAGAAAAGCAGTTATTGAGCGTGTTTTTAATGAAGACCCCGATTTAAAAGAAGTCTTAGGTGTTCGGGATAAAAGACCTCTAAATAAATTTCAAGACGAAGAGCATCCTACTATTCAGGAATTGGAACTTCGTCAAGAGATTGAGGAATATAATAAGCGTATCGAGTCAAAGCGGATTATACCGTATTTGAAATTAAATGGGGTTCAAAAAGAAGTAAATAATTTTGTGATGTTCGATATCAGAGACTACGATGTTTCATATACTAATAAAATAATCAAGAACCAGCAAGTGGTTGTAATTTGCATGGTCCACGAAGATGATATGACTACAGAATTTGGCGTTCAAAGGACAGATTTATTGTCGTATATTGTTAAAGATTTACTTCAATGGAGTAATGTAGCTGGGTTACAGTTAAAATGTATTTCTGACTTTGATGACATTATTGATGATAGATATTATGCCAGAACATTAAAGTTTGAATCGCAGCTTCCAAATACAATTCCAACTCACATGGGGATGAATAATAAGTATGACAGATTCCCTTAAGGAACAGGCCAAGCAGGCTTTAGAAGCTAGGCGTGAGGCTAAGAAGCAGGCCGCTGAACAAAAAGTGAATCAAAGCTCTAATGCGGTTGATGCTATTATGCAGTCTCAGGCTAGGCAGAACAAAAAGAAAGCTGATACGCCTCAGTTTGATATAGACCGTTTGCAATTATATTTGGGAGAACCTTTTAAACTTAATGAAAAAATAACTGTATTACAACCTACGGTTGGGGATTTAATTAGATTTGGTGAAAAAGAAGCTTATAGCGTTGTGCATGTCTTTACTGCTAATACTACTTCATACCGTATGATCTTGTGGGACATGGGCGTAGATTGGTGTAAGATAACTGATTTTGAATTATTTCAGATGTTGTGTCCAACTTTAAGCCAAGCGCAGACATCTTTCTTATTTGGTGATATTGATTTTTCAAAATTGCAAAGATATCAGAAACAAATTGGCGAAGATGTGAGCATTGTCTTATATGACCCAGTGCAGGATCTGGAAATAGATGAGAATATGTATAAGAAGTTGGCATGGTATGTTAGAAGTATGTTCAATATATATCCTAAGATAGAATTTGGTAAAGGTAGAGCAACTAAAGAAGCCTTGGTTGACGAAGATCGATTGAATTATGAACGACATAAAAATGATCCTTATTCTTCTACTCTCCTACCATTAATATCTACTTGTTTAAACCACCCTGGTTTTAAATATACTAAATCAGAATTGGTAAATGTTGGTATCGTTGAATTTATGGATAGCGTACAAAGATTACAAATATATGAATCAACCCGTGCATTATATACTGGAATGTATTCTGGTTTTGTTGATACAAGTAAAATACCTAAAGAACAATTTGATTTTATGAGAAATGCTTCATTAACTTAAATATAAATATTCCAAATGGATTTTTGTAGATAGAGCCTCTGGCTCTTATTTTATTTAAAAAATATAAGGAGGTACGAAGCTATGGCTTTCATGCTTGGTGAAGTAATCATAGACCGTGTGCAGTATGCATATGGCGAAAAGAAAGAACAAGATGGAACTTTTACTCCCGTGCTGCTGATGTCGCAGCTTAGCGATTTTACCGTAGATATTAGTGCTGAATCTAAAGATGCCGTTGATGCTCAAGGAACTCTGGTTAAGCGTTTCTGGCAGGCCAAGACGGGCGAAGTAACAGCTACAAACGCAATGATCAACTTTAGTGCTATTGGCGCTCAGTCGGGAACCGATCCTGAACTCGCAACTACGACAAATGTAATTAAGATGCCTAGAATTGTGGCCGTTAAGGCTGGAACTACTCTTCCGATGCCTGGTTATGATGGTGGCGAAGTCAATGTTAACGCTATGAATAATTCTGGCGGTATGGGTAAGTCGTACACACTGTCTGATTTTAATATCACTGATGGCACTGGCGATTATGCTGGTATTAAGGTCCTTACTCCCCCCGATGATCAGGATGTCGCACAGTATCTCGTGAAGTACGAAAGAGAAGTTACTTCTGGTGCGAGACTGATTAATGAAGCAGATAAGTTCCCTGGAACAATTGTTCTGACAATTAAGGCTCTTGCCATCGATCCGTGCGACGTTAATACACTGAAAGCTCTTTATGTCAGATTTCCTAGCTTCCAGATCAGCCCTGAACTTTCTATGAGTCTGACCACTGATAC